CTCTTGGGGCCGCCTGATTGGGTGCTGAAGGCGTATGGCGCCAACGTCCCATCCGCCGCCCTTCATTACGATCAAAACCTCTATTGGGTGAAGGGCTATGGCTCTGGCCCGTTTGAGGCGTTTCACTCGGTAAGCCGGACTTCTACAAAATACGTCACTACATCCGGCGGCGTATTACTGCCGGTCGCTGCGAACGTGAAAGCGCGATCCGATCAGGGCCTTCTGGTAGAGCAGGCGGCGACGAATTTAATCCAACAAAGCAGCGATCTCACTCAAGGCGCATGGACTGTAACGAATGGCACTCCTGCTGCGAATGCTACCGCTGCTCCAGACGGGACAACCACGGCCTCATCCCTAACAGATAACGTCACCAGCGGCGCACATAACGTCGCACAGTCGGTCGCTTTTACATCTGGCACAACATATGCCTTTTCTGGATATTTTAAGGCCGGAACAGCTTCAGTTGTTCAGCTTACTTTCTCGCTTGGAGCCTTTAGCGGTGGCGGATATGTCAATTACAATCTAGCCAATGGAACAGTCGGCTCTAGCGGCGGAACTCTTGCTGGCTCAGGAATTATTGCACTCGGCAATGGCTGGTATCGCTGTTGGTTCACGGCTGTCGCAACAGCTAATGCGTCCTCTGCGGCAACTATCTATTTGACTAATAGCAATGCAAGCGTCTCTCGCGCTGTTACTTATGCTGGTTCTGGTCAGACGCTTTACGTCTGGAATATTCAGATCGAGGCCGGGACATTCATTACATCCCCCATCCCCACCACATCATCCTCCGCCACCCGCGCTGCTGATGTGATTACGCTGACAGGAGCGGCTGCTACGGCGGCGCTGGCTGCGAAGGCGGCAAGGTTTGAGACGAATTTTGTGGCGGGCGGCAGCGACCCGCGACTTTACGCCGTTGGCGGCCCTAACCCCTCGATGTTTTATCCGACTGCATCGACCAATGTCGGGCTCGTCACTGACGCCGGGGGCACACATCAAGCTACCGCAGCTCTCGGCAGTGGAGCGCCAAGCGGTCTTGTTAAGAGCGCATTTGGTTTCGACGCCACAAGATGTACTGCGAAGGGGAATGGCGGCTCTACGAACACAATCACATTCGCGTGGGGCGGAACATCGGGGACGCCATATCTAGGTAACATCCCTGCCGGAAATCGCGCCCTCAACGGCTATATGCGCCGCGCCACCTTCGGCCCGACAAAGGGTATGTTTGATGGGACGACCACATGAGGGACACCCTTCTCCTGACCGCCTTCCTCTTGGGCGGGTGTACCTGACATGGGACAGACTAACTACGTCCTGAAATTCTCCAGCCGCGCAGCAGCCCAAGCCGATGCCGTTGCTGGGTTGGAAACCATTCTTGACGATCAAGGCGCAAGACAATGGCTGGCTTCGAACAGTGTTGAGGTCACGATCTGGCGTAACAGTCAGGACACGGTGGACGGCTCCGGCAATGTGGTTCACACGCCGCTATCTGGCTTTTTTGTCCTTATTTCTCTTGATCGTGTCGTTGACGCCCTGCTGAACCATTCTGCCGTTCAGTTAGTGATCGACCGGGACAAGATGAATGCCCGCCAACCCGGCTTTATCCTTAAATCCGGCGTGAGCAACGCGATCCTTCAAGACCTCCGCATCAGCCCGATCTTCGCCGGCATGGATGTGCCGTGGGGAGTGATGAATTGACGGCCCAAGACCGCGACCTTCACGCTGAAATCCTGAAGCGCGCAGACGATGCCGCTCAGGCTGACTGGCAGAACCGCCTTGACGCGCTAGAAGACCTTCGCTTCCGCGCCAATGAGGGCGGCAACGGTCAATGGGACCCCGAGGTATTGGCGGAGCGCATCGAACAGGGCAGGCCGGTTATCACTGTCAACCTGATCCCTCAGTATGTGCGCCAGGTCACGAACGACGCCCGCAACAACCGCCCGGCAATCAAGGTTCGCCCGGTTGATGATGATGCGGACGTTGATACCGCCGAGGTCTTTGAAGGCATTGTCCGTCATATCGAGGATCAGAGCGAGGCAACATCCAAGGCTTACATCCCATCGGTGGACAATTCCGCCACTTGTGGCATCGGGCATTTCAGGGTCGTGCCTGATTACCGGGATGACAATAGCTGGGAGCAGGACCTCTTCATCCGCAATATCCCCAATGCATTGGCCGTGCTTTGGGACCCGGCCGCAAAAGACCCTACCCGCATGGATGCGCGGTACTGCTTCGTCCTCGAGGATATGCCGAAAGAGGAATATGAGGCGAAGTATCCGGACGCGGCGGTTGCCGATTTTGGATATGCCAATCAGGGCCTGGCCTGGCGCATCAACGACATGGTTCGCATTGCCGAGTATTGGTGCAAGGAGCCCGTCTCAAAGGTGCTGGCCCGCACGCAGGACGGCTCAGTTCTCGACATAACGGACGTTCCGAAGGGCGCTCTCAAGTTTCTCCCCCCGCACAAAACCCGCAAGGTCGAAACCCATAAGATCGTCCAATACATCGTCTCGGGAACGCAAATCCTCGACGGGCCGAACGAATGGGCGGGGCATTATCTGCCGATCATCCCGGTTATAGGCGAGGAGGTCTTTGTCGGGGAGAACAGGGTCCGCAGCGGCCTTGTGCGTTACGCCAAGGACCCGCAGCGGCTTTACAATCTGTGGCGGTCAAATCAGGCCGACATTATCGGGTCACAGCCGCTTTCGCCCTTCATCGCCACCTTCAAGCAGATTGAGAAATATCTCCCGATCTGGAAGAACGCGAACAAGCGCAAGACGCCGTATCTGCCTTACGATTCTGACCCGCTGGCCCCTAACGCCAAGCCTGAACGCTCTCAGCCGCCGGTGCCGTCTCCCGGCATGTCCGAGGAAATCGCCATGGCGGCGAACGAGATGCGGTCCACTACGGGCATTTACGCTTCAGGGCTGGGGCAGAATACGCCCGACGCCACCTCAGGGCGCGCCATCAAAGCCCTTCAGAACCAGGGCGACAAAGCGACCCTGCATTTCGCGGACAACCTTCAGCTTTCCATCCGCCATTGCGGGCGGATTCTGGTGGACCTGATCCCCTATTACTACGATACCGAGCGCACGGTGCGGCTCCTGAACGAGGACGGGACCAACCGCTTCGAGCGGATCAACAGTCTTGTTGTGACGCAGGATGGCACAGTTCCCATCCATGACCTGTCCATCGGCACCTATGATGTGACGGTTACGACGGGCCCGAGCTATGCCACGAAGCGGCAGGAAACCGTGGACATGCTCATGCAGCTTATGCAGACCGTGCCCGATAGCGCGCAATTCATGCTCGACGTTATCACCAAGAACATGGACGGGCAGGGCATGGATGAGGTCGCCAAGCGCTTCCGCATCGCATTGCTGAAAGCTCATCCCGAATTTGCCAATCCAAAGGATGAGGATCAACCGCCGCAGCCTTCTGCCGGCGACCGAATGAATGCCCTGATGGCCCAATTGGACGCAAGGACCAAAGAAGCGGAAGCCCGCGAGGCCGAGGCTACGGCTGACAGCGCTGAGATGGACGCGGCGACCAAGGCCGTAGAACTCGACGCCATGAGCACGACGCATCATGCCCAGACTGAGGCGGTCGTTCTCAGAACCCTTATGGACGTAATTACGCGCGGCCAAGCCGCGTTGTCACCGGCACAGCCGGGGCAGGGTGCGGGCAATCAGCCTGCGCCGATGCCTCAGCCAGTCGCCCCAGTTGGGGCACAATAGCAGGAAGCCTGATGTCACATGTTGGAACCGCTGAGGCGAAAGCTCCGGCGCAAGAGAGCGTTGTTGCCGAAGAGACGAAAGTCTCCGCCGAGACGAAGGACGATGCGGCGCAAGCTGCTGAAACCGAAGCCGAGGAAGGCGACGAAACCGGAACTGAAGCTGAAGGCTCCGAGGAAGGCGCTGAAAAGGAAGCGGCTGAAGAGGCTGGCGATAAGAAGCCGACCAAATCCGCCATCCGGCGCGAGAAGCAGAAGGCACGGGAAGCCGAACTAGTCGCAGAAAACAAGCGATTGGCAGAGCGCCTTGCGGCTGTTGAGCGCAACAAGCCCGGCGATACTAAGTCTGAGCCTCGCCCAGACCGCAGCAAATACGAAGATGAGGCGGAATATATCTCCGACCTCTCGGTCTGGAAGGCCCGTGAGGCTGCCCGCTCCGAGCGCACCAAGAATTACGAAACTGATTCATCCGCTGCCCGTGCTGATGCCGCCGCAGCAAGAATGACCCTCTTTAAAGAGCGCGCCATGGCGCTCACGGATCGTTTTCCCGACATTGAGGCGAAGGTCTTCAACGACCCTACGCTCCCGATGTCTGCGACGATGGCCCAAACCATCATGGATTCCGAAAAGGGACCGGAGATTGCTTACCATCTGTCCGCGAACCGCGAGCTAGCGCAGCGCATCAAGTCGATGGAGCCGCTTGCAGCCGCGAGGGAAATAGGACGGATCGAGGCAACGCTTTCGCTCCCCAAAACCCGCACCGAAACACAAGCCCCACCCCCTCCAAAGACTCTCAAAGGTTCTGTTTCAGGGCCGACGAAGAAATTGGCGGACATGTCGATGGCCGAATATGCGGCCCATCGCGCGAAAGGTGGGAACTAACCCCTTCAGGGCCAAAGGAGCCCTTAAACCGCCATGTCTAATACTATCTTGACCAACAGCATCATCGCCAAAGAGGCGTTGGTGCAGCTTGAGAACGAAATGGTTCTCGGCAACCTTGTCCATCGTGGTTACGAAGACGAGTTCTCCAAAAACGTGAACGGCTATACGCCGGGCGCGACTGTCTCCATCCGAAAGCCGGCCAAATACACGCTCCGCGAGGGCGCGAATATGGCAACGCAGGACTCGACCGAAGGCACCACCAGCCTGACCGTCGATTACCAGTGCGGTGTTGATTTGGGTGGCTGGACTTCGGCAGATCGCACGCTGAAGATTTCCGAGTTCTCTGACCGCTTCATCAAGCCTGCGATGATGACCATTGCTCAGGGCGTCGATGCCAAAATCGCCACCCTGTACAACAAGGTTTTCAACTGGGTCGGTACTCCGGGTCAGGTCGTGAACTCGTTCACTGACTTTGCCCTTGCGCCGCAGCGGTTGGACGAAATGGCGGTGCCGCAGGGCGACCGTTATGCCGTCCTTAATCCCGCTGACCAGTGGGGCCTGCTCGGCTCAATGACCAGCCTGTATATCCAGGACACGGCCAAGACGGCCTTGCAGCGCGCCAAGCTGCCTATGCTGGGCGGTATCGACACCTACATGTCGCAGAACACCCCGCAGCACACGACCGGCTCGCGCGACGACACGACTCCGATTGTCAATGGCGACACCTCGACTACTTATGCCGCCACCAAGGATACCGGCGTCATGAATCTTGCCTATACCGGGGCGGATGCGACTGCGGTGTTCAAGGCCGGCGACGTGATCAACATCGCTGGCGTCTATGCGGTCAATCCGGTTCCGGGTGTCACGGGTGCCAGCAAGCAGGTTCAGTCCTACTTGCAGGATTTCGTGGTGCAGGCGGACGTGACCTCTTCGGGTGGTGCCGGTACCCTGTCCATCTCGCCCCCGATTATCACTTCGGGCGCGTATCAGACGGTGAGCGCCATCGCCAGCAATGGCGTTGCTATCACCAACAAGGGCTCGGCCTCGACCACTTACAAGCAGAGCTTGGTGTTCCATAAGAACGCCTTCGCCCTGGCCGTGGTGCCGATGATCGCGCCGGAAGGCGCGGTTGATGTGCAGCGCGTGTCCTACAATGGTCTAAGCCTCCGCATGATCCCGGTCTATACGGGTGCGTCGGACACTTCGGCCATTCGTCTGGACGTGCTGCTCGGCGTCAAGGCGATTTACCCCGACCTGGCTACGCGCCTGTCTGGCACCGCCTAAGCCACCCCTGACCAACTGGGAGAGGTCTAACGGCCTCTCCCGCTCTCTTTTTCAAAGGAAATCCCCATGACGACTGTTAAGCGCCTTTCCGAAGGCTATCCGGATGGCACTGTTCTCGGCAACGGCTCCTCGGACAAGATCGGCTTCTACAACAAGACCTGTATCACCCTGCGGTCCCTGCCGGCCTCCATCGGCGCCACCGCAACTACCGCCGTTCTCAAGGCGGCGGTGAACCAGATTCGCAATCTGCTCAAGAATCTGGGCCTCGGCACGCCGTAATGGCAAAAATCCATTGGGATTGCGCTCCAACCGTCTCTGATGATGGCAGGCGCGCCAATGCCAGGATTATAGAAGCGCTCGGCCTCCAAAAACATCGGGGGGCCGGGCGTCTCGCCATTGTTGGCGGCGGACCATCCATCCGCGAGCATGTCGAAGAATTGCGCGCGTGGGATGGCGCTGTTTGGGCCGTCAACGGGGCAATAAACTGGTGCATCGATCACGGTGTTGAGGCTTGGTTTTATACCGCCGACGCCTCTCCGCTCGCCAACTGGACCTATGATCTGTCCAGAGTGCAGCGCGCGGTTCTCGCGCCCGACTGCTCGCCGGAATTGGTGGCGATTTTGCGCGCTACCGGCGTTCTGGTTTCGCTTAGTGGCCTACCGCAGAGTGGACCGACCTCCGTCAACGCCTCCGATTTTCTTGCGCTGGAAGCCGGTTATCAACATATCACCTATTTCGGCTGCGAAGGCTCGTTCTCAGAGGATGGCACGCACGCCTTCAGGTCTTTTCCAGTTACTGACTGGATGGATATTGACACGCCGGGCGGAAGGTTTCGCACGAAGGCCGAGTTCATCAGCCAAGCCATCATGCTTTCCAACACGATCAATGCCTTTCCAGACTTTTACACTGAGAAAAGCGGCGGCCTTCTTCGCGCAATGGTCGAACATGGGCATGAGTATGACGTTTACGCAGTTTCAAACGAGCTTTTTGCCAAGCTGAAAGATGTAGCCTGATGGCACAAACCGCGCGTGACACGATCAAGCGGGCCATGCGAATGCTTGGCGTCATAGTCGCTGGCGTCGAACCCACTGCGGTTGAGGCTGCAAATGGGCTTCTCGCCCTCAATGGCATGATGCACGGCTGGAAAGGCCAGGGCGTTGATGTCGGTCATATTGATCTGGGCTTGAATGACGATCTTGCCCTTGATGAAATGCATCATAACGGCGTCACGGCCATGCTGGCGGCGGAATTATCGCCTGAGTTTCAGGTTCCGGTGCCTATTGCCGTCGCAGCCATTGCGGCCAGCGGCTTTTCAGCCCTTCAGGCGGCTTACATCGCCAATAGCCCGTCGAACGATCTGATAAGCGAAATAGGGCTGCGGCGCATGAGCGCCAATCGCAGGTTTTTGCGCCCCATATGACCTATAGACCCGTTCCGCTCGCGGTCGCATCCAGCCAATCGGACGCGATAGCCTTCAACTCGCAGCGGCTAATCAATGTCTACACCGAAACGTCGCAGTATGGGGGCAAGAGCCCCTTTGTATTGCTCGGTGCGCCGGCCCTGAAGCCTTGGGGGACTGTCGGGGATGGCCCGCATCGTGGCGATATCGTCATGGCCGAGGTGCTTTATCAGGTTTCCGGAGGCTCCCTCTATCGCGTTTCGAATGCCGGCGCGCCAACGCTTCTAGGTTCTATCATTGACGGAGCCGGCTATGTCTCAATGGCGACGGCCGGAACGCAAATCGCCATCGCAACATCGTCCCGCAACGGCTTCATTTATGACAGCAGCACGGGCATATTACAGCAGATAACGGACGCGGATTTCTTCGGTGGAACGTCCGTCACGGCCTTGGACGGCTATTTTATCTGGTCTAGCGGCGGCGACACTCCAACGCGCTTCCAGATATCGGCACTTCTCAATGGCCTGAGTTATGATGCGCTTGACTTCGCCAGCGCGGAATCGACCGCAACAGAACTAATCCGGGTCTTTTTGGTCGGTACGCAGGTTTTGATGATGAAGCCAGACCGCATGGAGGTCTGGTACGACAGCGGCAACGCCGATTTTCCATTTGCACGGCTCAATTCGACTATCATCCCGAAGGGATTGGCAGCAAAATTCTCGCCCGCCCTGCTGGATAATACGGTTTTCTGGCTCGGAATAGACGATGAGGCTGGCGGCGGCCCGGTTGTCTATCGGGCGGTAGGATTTCAGCCGGAAGTCATCTCGACCCATGCTGTTGCGAAAGCGCTCGCGGTGGTAACTGATCTGGATGCGGTTCGCGGTGTCTCCTACATCGCCAATAATCACGCTTTCTATGGCATCATTCTGCCTAATGGCAATTCATGGTGGTTCGATGTCTCCACCGGAGAATGGCATGAGAGATCAACTTATGGTCTGCCGCGCTGGCTCGGCACCACAATGTGCGCCGCATATGGCAAGACACTCATTGGTTCTTATGTGGATGGTGCGGTCTATGAGTTCGGGCTTGATTCCGATCTGGACGCGGGAACTCTGCCACTCGTTGCCGATTTCACGCTGCCGACATTCGGCCAAGACCCCAGCCTGAAGCGCTGCGCGCGGCTTCGGTTGGACATGGAGACGGGTGGCGCGACAGCAACGGGACAGGGTAGCGCCCCAGTTGTGACGCTAAATATCTCGGATGATCGAGGCGCTACCTATAGCAGCGACATGACGGCTAGCGTGGGCCTGCAAGGCGAGTATGGCGTTGGGGTGGAGTGGCGGCAGATGGGTCAATTTCGCTCCCGCGTCCATCGTTTCCGCCTCTCTGACCCGATAAAGCGCGCGTTCATGGCTCTTTGGGCGGATATTGTCTGATGGGGGCGGTTCAAGCGGCGCTGCCGCCCTCCAATGTGCCGCTCGTAGATAAAAACGGCCTAATTAACATGGACTGGCTCGACGCCATCCACGCAATTCTCCAAAGGGTAGGCGGAACGGCAGTTGATAAGGTCGAAGTGGCGGCGAGCACCGCGACTACGGCCACGGCGGCGGCAGCGACAGCACAAGCAGCAGCGGTTGCGGCCCAAGCGGCAGCGGACGCGGCGCAAGGCTCGGCTGATGCCGGAATGGGATTCTCCAACCTGAATAATTCCTATGTCACCGGCCTGACGCTCACGGGACATGATGCTGGGTCGGATGCAGACATCATCATTTCAAACCATACGCGGGTTTATGGAGATGGAACGACAGTCTCGGTAACTGGCGACACACTGCACCACGAAAACTACAGCGACAGCTATTGGGTTTATTACGATGACCCGTCCCGATCTGGTGGCACCGTCTCCTATCAGGTCGCAACGGCGTATGCTGACGCTTTTCCCAGTGGTGCAAACCCGGACAGGCATTTTGTAGGGGCCGTAACAACGCCGGGCGCGCTCGGTCCTGACACGGACGGACAGGGCGCAAAGCCGCCGGGATATTCTGGGCCGTGAATCTTGCTGTTTCCGGTGGCGTGCCGGTCGAAACCAATGATGCGCGGCGACAGGATTTCCGGCGTGAAGTGATGCGCCTCGAGGAGTTCATAGCTTCCAGGGCCGACAAACTCGATCCAGAAAAAGATTGCCCGGTACGTCACATCTTTGCTCCCGGCACTTATGCCAGAGAGGTGACGCTCCCGAAGGGCGCGGTGGTTATCGGGAAAATACACCGTTTCGCCCACATCAATATCATTAGCGCCGGCAAGGTGCGGGTCGTGACGGAAGATGGTGCTCTCGAATTTAGCGCCCCCTACAGTTTCGTCTCGGATGTCGGCACCAAGAAGCTTGTTTATGCGATTGAGGAAACGGTGTGGACGACTGTCCATGCGACCACTGAAACCGATCTGGACAAGATCGAGTATCTTTTCATCGCCAAGACCTATGACGAGTTGAGCGTGCCAATTCTGGAAAA